ATGGAAAACACTCTCGACACCTTCAAGGCCCAGCAAGCGCGCTCTATAGAGCTTTTGGGCAAACTGCTCGCCTTCCTTGATCAAGGCGAAGCCGCGGGCGTGCCGGTGGACCCGGCACTCAAGGGCAAGTTGCAAACCGCCATCGACAGTGTCGCCGGCGAAAAACTCAAAGTGGCGCTGATTGGCGGCTTCTCGGAGGGCAAGACGTCCATTGCGGCGGCCTGGATGGAAAAGCTGGACAAATCCAGTATGAAAATCAGCCACCAGGAGTCGTCCAACGAGGTCAAGGTGTACGAAGTGGGTGACGACTTCGTACTAATCGACACCCCCGGCTTGTTTGGCTTCAAGGAGCAGGTCAACGCCGAAACCAACGCCGTCGAAAAGTACAAGGACACCACCCGCAAATACGTGAGTGAAGCCCACTTGGTGCTCTACGTGATGAACTCCACCAACCCGATCAAGGAGAGTCACCAGGACGACCTGGTGTGGTTGTTCCGCACTTTGGACCTGCTGCCGCGCACGGTGTTTGTGCTCAGCCGCTTCGATGAAGTGGCCGACGTAGAAGACGAGCAGGATTACCAGGCCAACCTAGCGGTGAAACGCACCAATGTCACCGGCCGCCTGCGCGAGCTTGTGGGACTCACCGACGGGGAAGTCGCCGACCTGACCGTTGTGGCCGTGGCGGCCAACCCTTTTGATCTGGGCTTCGATCATTGGCTGGCTAACATCGGCGAGTTCAAGGCCTTGTCCCATATCGCCAGCCTGCAATCGGCGACTACCGGCAAAATTCAGAACAACGGGGGCAGCGCCGCGCTGGCCGGCGAAATGCACAACAGCGTGATTCGCGATGTGCTGAATAAGCAACTGCCGGTGGCGATCGAAAACGATCAAAAAATCTCGCTGGAAGTGAACCGGCTGCGCGAGCTCAAAAGCCGCTCTGAAATTCAGCTGGAAAGCACCTCCCAGGAAATCGAGGCGGTGCGCAGAAGCTTGAGTGCGTTTGTCGAGCGCTATTTCACCAACCTGATCCTGCAAGCCAAGGGCTGCAGCCTGGAAACCTTCAGTGAATTCTTCGAGCGCGAAATTGGCACCGACGGTTATGTGCTGGGGCAGCGTTTGCAGAACGAATTCAGTCGTCAGACCGAGTCCATCTCTCTGGACGTGGCGAAAATGCAGTTGGGCTTCGATACCGAAATCAACCATTTCAATACCAACGTGCGCGCGTATGGCAAGCAGGGCGTCAATCACCTGCTCAAAGGCAACCTGATCAACAACACGACGGTGTTGGCCGCGCGCGACACCCTGGTCACCGCAGGCAAATGGGTGGGCATGGAGCTGGGCACGTTGCTCCAGTTCAAGCCTTGGGGGGCGGTGAAGTTCGCCAAGGGCGCCAACGGTGCGCTGGCCTTTGTCGGGGTGGCCATTGAAGCCTGGGACAGTTGGGAGCAGTACAAGCGCGAAGAGGCGTTTCGTACCTCCATCGCCAACATGGTGGGCGATTTCGAGAAGCAGCGTAAGGAGCTGATCGAGCTGATCAACGCCGAGCAATTTCGCGAGCAATTCTTCGGCAAATACCTGGAACTCAAAGACAACGTCGCCCAGCTTCAGGACAGCCTGGACGACAGCCATGAACGCCAGCAACGCTTCCAGGCGTGGCGGGTGGAGGCGCAGAGCATCGAGGCGCAATTCAAGGCGCTCAACTGAGTGATATGGGAGTAATTCCCTCCCTCACCATGAAACGCTGCAGTCGATCACGCTTCTATTAATGTGATCCACGCAACGTGAGGGTGACCGTCTTGAGCTGGCGGTCGGATAAGCGATGGGCTTGCGCAGGCGTGAGAGCTATCTCTGATACCGTTTTGGTATTCCAAAAGTTAGCGCCGGAAAGCTTGGAATGCATTTTGGAATACCCAAGAGAGTGGAATTTAGAATTCGCCTACGGAAGCCAATAGCCTTGAAACCTTTGATTTCACCGGATTTCAGGCACAAAAAAAGACGTCCGTGGACGTCTTTAGATGTTGAAGTGGTGGAGCCGGGGGGATTTGAACCCGCATCCAGCCCCATTGCTACGGGGCTTTCAGCGCCAAAGCTGCCATTTTGCTGTCATTAACTTAATAGAAGGAGAAATTCTAGATTAGGAGAAAACGACTAACGGTAGCGTTTTGATGGCTATAATTTCACTGATTGGTTGAAGGCTCGTTCATACGTCTATAGAATCGCGCCTCAATTTTGCCGTTGGTTGATAAAGCAGTGGATGCTCAAGAAGAACCTCAAGCAGCCGACAACGTAGAAGTGATCGGTAACCCGGAAAAGTTAGAGCTTATGCTCCTTGACGAAATTTCGGTTGCCAGCGTGGCACCAATTTTGGAAGCTTTGGCCGCAGCTACGCTTGGACAGAAAATTGAGCTACATTTGCGTCACAACGGTGGTGGTGACGTTGATCAGATGATTGACCTGATCCACAATCTTCACGAGACAAAAGCTACTGTTGAGATTACCTTCAGCAGATACGTAATGAGCGCAGCCGCTACCATATGGTTGTGGTTTCGTGTTTGGCCTACGGTTCGGGTGCAGTCGCTACCGCCCAAAAAGCCTGGTGTGGTCATGTACCACCGACCGCGGCTTTGTGACGGCTTATACGTTTGCTTTACAGATGAGATGGACGATGGGCATGTTTTAAAGGCTCATTTCGAGAAGAAATTCACACTCTTCGATCTTCTGTTCGAAGAAATGTATTTACGGATGCTTGCTTCTGGGAACGAAGGCCTGCCGGCGCCAGTCCCAGATGAGGCAAAGATCCATGAGCAGAATGGTCTGTCCTACCGCCATGCGATTTACAGGATGCGAGATTCGTATTACGGGAACCAAGACTGCTTGATTCCCGTCTAAGAAATACAACGGAGTGGAGAGATGAAAATGCTGGGGAACTCGTTGCGTAATCTCAGGCCCGCTACGGCCGATGAGCGAAAAGCCAATCAAGAGAAGGCTGCTAAAGTGCTTGCGGGCTATAAGCAAGCCTCTCGAGAGATTCATGAGATCTGCACTGCCCGAGGCCTAGTTGAGCCTTTAGTGATCGCCTAAGCCTTTCACTTCACAAAAACCCCTCTACTTGAGGGGTTTTTTGTTTCTATAGGATGTGTCTTTTGGCGACTGAGGGCGCCCACATTTGCTCGGCTTTTCCCCCCGCCACCGCATCCGAACTGGGCATCCATCGTCCATACACCCTGGCTATCATGGTCCAATCGGTGTGCCCCATTTGCTTGGCAACCCACATCGGATGCTCACCTGCGGATAGCATCATCGAGGCGTAGGTATGCCGGGTCTGGTAAGGGCGCCGATACCTGACGCCAGCCTTCTTCATCGCCGGCACCCACATAGTCTTCCGGATCGGCCCGTCGCCCGCCCAGCGGTCAAGGGTGCGTGGATTCTGGAAAACTTCGGCGTCAGCCAGGAACGTGAGTGCCTTTTGTGCCTTCAACGCCTCTAGCGCGGGCCGGAGCAGCTTCACGCTTCGGCGTCCGGCGGCTGTCTTCGTAGTCTCCGCCTTCCCCTTGCTTGCCTGGGTCATCGCTCGGCTCACCATCACTTCTTCGCGCAGCCAGTCGATATCGCCCCAGTCCAGGGCCACGAGCTCACTGGTGCGAAGGCCGGTCCAGAGGGCGAACTGCATCATGTTGCGGGCCTGGCCGGAGAGGGCGCCAAGAACGGCCTGCTGCTCTTCGGGGGTGAATGGATCGACATCATCTTCTTTCGGCGGCGCAGCCTTGCGCGAGTAGGTCCAGCCAGCCAGCGGGTTCAACTCGATCAATTCCTCCTCGGCGGCATCGTTCAGCGCGGAGCGCAGGCAGCTCTGGATATTGCTGAGCGTCTTGTTGCTCACTTCCAGGGTGTCGAGCCAGTCGCGCACGGCCTTCCGTTTGAGGTCCACCAGCATCGTGTCTCCCAGGGCAGGTATCAGTCGAAGTGTGACCAGCTTTCGGTACCCATCGAAGGTGCTGCTGGCGACGTGCTTTTCCTTCGCAGCCAGCCACCTGGTCAAGTAGCCGCTGACCGTCTCTCGGGATGCCTCGGGCGCAAACTTTGCCGCCCGGGCAGATCCCGGAAAAGTCACCGAATAGTCGAAGGTGCCGATCGATATAGCGTGCTCGATCGCCGCCTTATGTTGCTCGGCCTTCTTCAGGTTAGTGGCGGTGGGCTTGAGCGTGATCCGCTCGCGGCACCTGACGCCCCGATACATGAACGTGATTTCGATACTCGTATCGGAGACCGCCCGAACTCCCCTCCCGCCTCTACCCATGATTCGTATCCCTCTACATCCAGAAGCGTCCGGCCATCCGGCGCCTTGATCCATATCTCACCGAGCCGCCAGATCCCGTCACGGATCTTTGAGCGGATCGCGTCTTCGGTGTAGCCAGACTCGCTGGCAAATTTCCTGACGGTCACATAGCGCATAGCTTCACCGTTCTTCGTGTCGCGACACGTTTTCTTTATCCGCGGATGGTGTCGCGACGTTTCTTTTACTCACGCTCAGTACCCCGGTGAAAGTGATCTGCCAGTACCCGGCGCGCGTCGATCCCGCACGAAGCCGACATGGCGTAGATCTGGCCGAATGTGGTTTCCCGGCGCTGCAGCGCGTTGAATAGCTTGATCAGGAGTTGGCCCTTGGTACCGTTACGACGGCTCATAGCTGGAACTTCTCGTTGAGTAAGAGTGGGGTGGCGGGCAATCGCTCTACTCGGCACATGGAAGCTGCCAGTGAAGCCTGTCCTGCCTGCTCCTCGCTTCTGACGCTGTTGGCGGGCGTTTGCATTAGCGAGCTATCAGGCACACAGCTGATACCTGTGTTGTTCACGATCCAGCAGATGACGCTGCGCAGACTGTCGTGCTGCACGTTGATCAGCTGCTCGCCGGCGGTGGCATGACTCGCGATGAGAAGTAGGACTACTGCTTGTACGGCCGTACGGGTTAACTGGCCTCGATTCATGGGCTTCACTTTCTCCAGGCCGAACGAATCCCGGCCGATAATTTGACTTTCGGAAAGTTTCGCTAAGCTTTAATTGCTGACCTGATCCAGCGTCTAGAGGCGCCTTGCCTTGCCCGGTTTCACGCGACCCGTGTCGTGTTAGGTCTTCGCGCTGGCCGACCCTCACTATGAAGAGGGGAGCTGCTGGTTAAGCGGTAAAAATGCCTTGGAGCTGTTCGTCGCCTTTGGCGCGCTCAGGGTCTTTGCCTGGTCCCAAATTGCATGCGAACACTATCAAGCCCTGTCGAAATGCCTCTGCTACCAGGGCGGTGCGGCTGTTTACTCCGAGCTTATAGAAAGCGCGTTCAATGCATTTTTTTACTGTCCCCGGAGCGCAGCCCACAATACGAGCGATTTCCTTGTTGGCCATCCCCGAGCAAACTGCAAGGGCGGCACGCAGCTCTTGTTCGGCTAGAACGCCAGTCGTGCCCTGTAGCTTGCCGAAATTGATAACCGTGCTCATATCCGTCTCCATCGAAGCGTTTCAATGGTTTAAAATATAAGTAAATTGATATTTTTAGGCAAGCAGTATTTTTATGTTTTCTCTGGCGTTCTTATTTTCCCACCCGCAAGGCGATAAAAAGCCCAGCAATGCTGGGCTTTTGCCGATCTCAAGTAGCTATCAGTAAAAGGATGCGCCCCAGAAAACTCGACCAATAATCTCGATCTCATTTTCGTTTAGTTGCTCTGGCGTATAGCTTTCATCCGGGTGCTCTGTATTGTTGTGGCTTTTCAGTCGAATGCCGCCGCCAGGCAGTCTGTAGAGAACCTTTACTCGCAGCTGACCGCTGTGTTTAAGGGCGTACATCTTCCCGTCTACCACCGACTTCTGGCCCGTGTTGATTGCTACGGTGCTGCCATCATGAAGCACCGGTTCCATCGAGTTTCCCGAGATAATGACGCAAAACGCCTTATCGAATGGGACGCCACGAGCATGGAGAGAATGTTTGTCGAATCTAAGTTTTGTCGTATGGCTTTGTTCGATCAAAGTATGCCCTGCTCCTCCAGGCAGTTGGATCTCGCGAAGGAAGGGGATCCCCACTTCATCGTCAAGCAGTGACTCATCACCCGAAACGCTAATGGGCGCAGCGCCGACGGTTGAAGCCATATTCTGATCTATGTCTCTGTGGGCAAGCTCCATTCCCTCTTCGAATGCCTTCCATTGCTCCCTTCCCTCAAGATGAAAGGCCGCTTGCTCCAGGGGTATAACCATTCCGCCGATGCCTGAAGCCAGCCACATGACCGAGACACCGCAAGCTTCAGCGATCTGAAGAAGGTAAGAGGAACGAAGGGTCTTGCCAGATTCAAGCTGGCTTATAGCCGTTTGAGCAATGCCTACGTGGTCGGCGAGCTGGCTCTGCGTCAGCCCGGCATGTTTTCTCGCAGCTTTAATTCGGTCTGATAGTTCCATCCGCTGATCCTATAAACATACTTATGGGCTTGCAAAGAAGTCTGCTTATGTGCAGTCTATAAAAAGACTTATCAGAGACCTTCGCCATGGCTGAAAATATCAGCGAACTAATCAGTTACTTTGGAAGCCAGTCGTCTACTGCCAAGGCTCTGGGAGTATCTCAGGCCACGATTTCTTACTGGCTTTCTGGTTTTCAAAAAGTGAGCCCTGAAAAAGCGCTGCTCGCTGAGGTTGTTACTCATGGAGCCATCAAGGCTTCTGGGCTGTGCGACCTGATTGCTCAGGTAGAGGCTCGCCACAAGGTAGGTGAATCATCCCCCAAATTTTCGATCTCGGCACCTGGGTCGAATGGCTCTGTATGCGTATCCAGTACCGGGCTAGAGCTATGAAAACTTCTGCATGCGAAAACTTGAAATATTCCGCGCATGCGCTGAATTTTAGGTTTTTTATGTGTCGATTAAGCCAAATCGTATGCCGTTCCTGCCAATTAACCCCAAAGCCAAATTTTTACTCGTTATCGGGGGTAGTCGGCCAGCACTACTTAGGAAACGGCAACAATTTCGGAGAAATCAAATGATGTCGCACATGTGCGCTTCCAGAAACTCGACCCTGCTGAGGCCCTCGCTTAATGAGTACCTTACGGGTCTGCACAGTTCCTGGCAAAAGGGAAGGCCCTCGCTAGGGCCTGATCAGCGACTTCCAATGTTTGGCTTTCGCCTGCCAAATGAAAAGGAATCCGGCATGAGCCAGCAAACTCCATCTCAGTTTTTGTTGTCGGGCTAAATCGCAGGCAACAAAAAGGCCCGCATTCGCGAGCCTTCTTAACCAGTCCACGCCAATGGACTTTTTTGAATCTTCGTTCTCGGAGAACGATTTCATGCACCCAAAAAATAGCACCACGCTTATTACGAAGCAAGCCCCGTTGCTTACAAGGGCTTCGGAGTTTCATCTAGCTGACAATGAGGGAAAGCATTTTTTCGCTGTTACAGCCGGTCTGCTTGTTTCTGATGTGCTCAACGAAGCCAGCACGATCCTTGGAGCAGTAGAGAGTGTGGCCAGCAAGCTGCAGGATTGCGATCTCGATGCCAATGACATCTACCTGATCCGCCTGATGGTCGGCGCCGCCCAGTCCCTGATCAATGCAAGCACTTTCCCCGTCGAGTTCGGCAACCGTGAGGGGGGGGCAAAATGAAAACCCCTAACTTTACTGTGGATCATGAGTTCCATTCGCAGAGTGGCTATTCGGTCTTTGCTGCTGAAAGTGATGTACCGGTGCATGTCTCACTCGCTGCTGCAGCGCTCCTTCTTGAATCGGTCGTATCTGGCTTGCAAGCCCTAATTTCCATTCCCGAGGCATCCACCAACGCCACCTTGATCTGTTTCGCAACAGATAGCGCTCTGGCGCTGGTGTATGCGGCGCAGGCTGGTGCCGCGTCCCAAATGGACGAATCCGAAAACGTAGTGCGGGAATCTGGGGGGGAGCAATGAATATCGCCAAATTCCAAGGCGGCGGTGCCGTCACCATGTCCTCGCAAGAGATCGCCGAGTTGGTGGGTAAGCGCCACGACAATGTGAAGCGGACTATCGAAACGCTGGTTGAGCGCAAAACCATTCAACTCCCTCAAATTGAGGAAGTTAAAAACCACCTCGGCCAAACGGTCGAGCAGTACCAAGTGTGCAAGCGCGACAGCTTCGTAGTGGTCGCTCAACTCAGTCCTGAGTTTACCGCTGCGCTGGTAGACCGCTGGAATGAACTGGAATATCAGGCTGCGCGCCCAATGACCCTGGCCGAGATCACCGCTGCCAATGCGAACCACCTTGTGGAGGTCGAGCGTCAGCAGCGGGAACAGCAGGTGGTGCTGGAGAGGATCGAGCGCCGAGTCGAGGATCTTAGTCAGACGACCGTGTGGGACCACTGCCCGCAGAACTGCCAGTCGCTGACTCGCATCAAGGAAACGATGCTCAAGCGCCACGGCCTTTCCGGCGCTGTCGTCGACTACGTGCTGAAGGTCTGGCCAAACCAACCGAACCCCGCCGGTATGGTCCGGAACGGCCACGAAGAAGCGCTTGGCTCGCAGTATCTGGTCTGGTCCAAGAGCCATGTCACTGCAGCATTCAACCGGTTTGTTTCCGAATCCACGATGGTTAACGCCACCCAAGCGACCCATCCATATTTTGAGGGCCGGTTTCGCCTGGTCCAGAAGGTCCAGTCATGACCAGAACCTATGAATCAACGCCCGGGATTTCGGCAGTTTCGCCGTCAACTGCCGAAGTAGTCGCTGGCCCCTGGCCCAACTACTCCAATTGCCGCCACCTGCCTGAGCGGGAACGCTGGGAGATCTATGGTCTCGCCAAGGCTGGTCGTATGGCCCTGGAGGATCGTGGTGTCGTCATGGCTGAGAGCTATGACGACTTCATCCGCCGCGTGACGCGGGAGCTCGACCTGTGAGCGGGCCTGACATGCTGCGCAAATTTCAAGGCGTCTGGATTCCGGCAGAGCTCTGGAAGGACAGGGCTCTGTCGATCACAGAAAAGGTCATGCTGGTTGAAATCGGCAGTCTTGAAGATGACGAAAGGGGTTGCTATGCCAGCAACGCCAAGTTCGCCGAATTCTTTGACCTCTCGATCTCCAGGGTTTCCGAAATCATCAGCGGACTTGCCGAAAAGCGTCTGGTATCGGTAGAGCAGATCCGCGACGGCGTGCGCGTTGTCGAGCGCCGGATTCGATTGATTCACCCCTTCGGAAAACCGAAGAACCCTTCGGAAAACGCTGAGAACCCCTTCGGAAAACACGGCGAACCCCCTTCGGAAAACACGCAGGAGAGTAATACATTACTGAGCAATACAATGAGGGTAATCAAAACCCCTTCCGCTAACGCTCCAGCCAAGGGGAAAAGGGCTGATGGAAAACCTCGGGGTGCGAAGTTCGACCCACTGACCGCTAAGCCCGAGAACGTCTCAGACGAAGCCTGGGTTGGATTCTGTGAAATGCGCAAATCCAAGCGCAAGGATCTGACTGAGCGCGCCTGCCAGTTGATCGCCAAAAAGCTTGCAGGGCACGCAGAGCCCGACGCTGTTCTGGATAACTCAACTACCAATTCGTGGACCGATATCTATCCGAACTCGGTGCTTCCGGGTGCTGGAGCCAAAAACGGCAAGGCATCCCGTCACACCAACCTCGACCAGATCAACCACGAAGACGGCCTCGAGCAGCAGGCCGATGGCACCTATCGAATTGCGAGCGTGACCCCATGACCACGAAACCGAGGTACACCCTGGAAACCCGGGCGGGCGAATGCCGTGAGCATGGCCAGTTCCCTGACAACCTTGTGGCCCAGTTCGGCGCTGATCCTGTTTGGTTCGGCTGCCCACGCTGCCACTTTGATGCTCGCCATTCTCAAGATATTGATCAACGTTCGAAGGCTGCGGGCATCCAGCGGGATAGGCTGCTGAACGAGCGCCTGCTTGACGCTGGAATCCCGGAGCGGTTCACGGCCTGCACACTAGACAACTGGGGCGCAGACGCACCTGCAAAGGCCCAGGCACTTGCTGCGTGCGCTGGGTTTGTCGAGGCGTTTGAGGAAAACTTCGCTGTAGGCCGGTCCGCGATGCTGTTGGGCACGGTGGGCACGGGCAAAACGCACTTGGGTACCGCGATGCTGCAGGCTGTGATTCGTAAACACGCGCTGGCTGGGCTTGTCGGGCTTTACGCTACCGCCGGCTCGATAATCCGAGACGTGAAGGCCACCTTCGGCAATCGAGGGCGCACCGAGGCGGATGTCTACGCCGACTTGATTCGCCCCGACCTGCTGGTCATCGATGAGGTTGGCGTTCAGCACGGGACCGACTTCGAACGCCAGGTTCTGTTCGAGGTGATCAATGGCCGTTACGAGAAGATCAAGCCCACGATCGTGGTGAGCAACCTGGGCGTGACCGAGCTGCGCCAGTGCCTGGGGGATCGAGCGGTTGACCGCCTGCGCGACAAGAGCGGCATTGTGGTGGTGTTCCGTTGGGCATCTGCGCGGGGTGCCGTATGAGCCGCGAACTGTTCAGCATTGAAGCCGAGCATGGCGTCCTGGGCGCGATCATGCTGAAACCGGATCTGTTCGACGAGGTAACCAGCAAGGTTAGCGTCTCCGATTTCCACGACCTGGAAAACGCCGCGCTCTACCAGGCAATCATTGACTGCCACGCCACTGGTGATCCGGTTGATCCGGTCACCGTTGGGTTATGGCGCCCCAAACTGCCGAGCGGCGATAGCACCTTGGCGTTCGCAGTCGAGATCGCCAATAACGTGACCAGCACTGCTAACTGGAAGACGTACGCCAAGCACGTTCGCGAGCGAGCAATACTTCGGCGTGTGGTCGAGGCCGGAGACGTGATTCGCGAGCAGGCCACCGAAGACCTACCGCTGGCGGAGATCATCGCACTTGCCCAGCAGGCCACCGCCGACCTTCGTGATCTGGACGACGACGGACAACGGGATTACTACAGGGCGAGCGAGATCCTGCCTGGCGTAGTCGACACCATCGACTCGAAGTTCAACAAGACGATGCCTACAGGGCTTTCGACCGGGCTGAAGGATCTTGATGAGCTGGTGCGAGGATTACGCCCCGGAAACATGATCGTTGTTGGTGGACTGACCGGCTCAGGCAAGACCATTCTCGGTCTTCAAATCGCCCAGCACGTCACCTGCAAACTCGACGGTGTTGGTCTTGCTTTCTCCATGGAGATGACCAAGGAAGAGTTGATCACACGCGGTCTTGCATCGCTTGGGAGCGTCAACTTGAGCAAGCTGGACAGTGGCGACCTTGAAGATCATGACTGGCCAAAGCTAACCAGCGCGGTCAGCATCCTCAACGAAGCCAAGCTGTTCGTTAACGACCAGGCCGGCATGACGATGCCTCGCATCCGCTCAATTGCCCGGCAGTGCCAACGCAGGGAAGGGCTCAGCGTGCTGCTGGTCGATTACGTCCAGTTAATCAGCGCCGAAGGTAGCGCCAACCGCTCTATCGAGGTTGGGAAGATATCCACGGCCCTCAAGAACCTGGCCAAGGAGCTCAAGATCCCGGTGATCGTGCTGGCACAGCTCAACCGTGGCTCAACCAACCGTCCGGACAAGCGTCCTCGTCCGAGCGACATTCGTGACTCCGGACAGATTGAGCAGGACGCTGACGTGGTGATCCTGGTGCATCGCGACATGGAAAGCGAAGAGGGCCAGAACGGAGTAACCGAACTCATCGTTGGCAAAGTCAGGCACGCCAAGGTCGGGTCGTGCCTTGTGCAGCAGCAGGGTAAGTACGTCAGGTTTGTTGATTTCGGAGGTAAAGCGCCAAGCACCGAAGAGGTGGAGATGGGGCGCGTATTGAAATTCACCGGCCGCGCAAAGGGGAGAAAAGATCATGAGTAACGTCACAGCGGCATTGCCGCGCAAAAGCATGAGCGACCTAGAGCGGCGCTTTCTGAAGATCGCTGGTGAGGAGCTGGCCAACGTCAAAGTTGGCGGCCCGAGCGCACTGGCTTACCTGTTGGATATGGTCGCCAGTTGGCACGGCAGTCGCGCACAGATCGGCTTCCATGATTTCGGCCAACGTTGGCTGATCGAGGGGAATGCCAAAAACAAACCCGCTGACCGGTTGTTGCGCGACCTGTTTGGCCTGAGTGATCCCGATCCGAGGAAAGCCGCATGAAGAAGCGAACCTATGCCGATAAGCCACTGGGCGATACGGAGTATCTACTGGAGCAATGGGGCTGGTGGCGGATGGATGGGATGGGCGTGCCTCGGTACGTGTCGCCACTCTTGGCACTCATGCGTGACAATGTCCAAATGCCGAGTACGTCCAGCTACGTGATCACTGATGACCAGGCGCTTGCGGTGGATTCTGCAGTGGCCAAGCTCACACAGCGTAACGGACAGATGGGCTTGTTCCTCTGGCTCTACTTCGGTGCCAAGTGGACGATGGTGCGGATAGGGGAGTCGGCCGGTATTTCTGAACGATCGGCAAGGGAGCTGATCAAGTCAGGGGTCGGTTGGGTTGACGGTGTACTGCATGGAATGAGTGATGCGGCGTAGAAAGCTCTTTCATGCCGGATAAACAACTGTTTTCATGGCACCGTGTTTAGCTTTTCAAGCGCGACACCATGGAAAAGCCCGACAAACGAGTTGGGCTTTTCCAGTGGTTTAATATGAAGCCATCTTTGTTGAGTATTATGGCACTGGTTTGGAGCTTAACTGCATGCACTCAAGATACTTTACTTTGTCTGATATTACATCTGCATATAGTTTGGATAAGCCAGAGTTATCCCCTGCGTCAGACATGAAGTTAGTGCTTTGAAAAGCGGTGTTGTAGATCACCTTGATGCTTTCTTCAGTTTTGAATGAATTCGTCTCCACTTCGGTGCGAGCATTTTTTTGAAGGTTTAGAGCGTCTGCGGAAGCGTCTCTGTTGATCGTGGCGATGATGTTTTCCGCGATCGCTTTATTTTCTAATGCTCTGTGATTTGAAATACCTTTAGCGATAGCTTGTGGAAGGTTCTCATCCGTTAAGCTTTCAGCTTCGGGTACGATTTTGAGTGATTTTACATATAAGGCTCCAGCTTCGGATGTTGAGATTTTCTGAAGGTCATCACCTTTTTTGTTAATGCTCTCTACATATGGGATTGCACATCCAAGTTTATAGTAGGCGGAAGAGTAAATTTTTGATTGTTCTTCAAAGTTCCCCCATGACTTGAATCCTAGCGAGGTTAAAATAATAGCTCCAGCTGATTTGTATAGGTCAGAATGTGAATTTGTTGCTAGCCCTATTGCGCCAACTCCCGCACCGCCTAGGGCTACTAAGTTTAAGGTGGAGCTGTTCAAACTTGCCCCGTTCGCGTATTCGGCCATTTCATTTTGTATGGACGTCATCCGACAAATGCTTGGAATTGTAGAGGTGCATTTTGTGGTGGATAGATCCATTGGGCGAAGATTTTTTCCACTGCATCCAAGAAGCATAGATAGCGATATAAGTAAGACTGTTAGCTTGCTCATGTTTATCCCTGTTTTTATAGTGAAGGCAAACTGATATTAGCAGCGTTTTTTAAGGGCGCTTTTCTATTTGAATACCTTGCATACGCCACACTTTGGCGTTTTCTAACAACCCTGGCCTTGCTATTAAGCAGGGCCTTTTCATTTCTGGAGGCCCCTATGGCAGCCCCAGGCAGGAGTAGAAACATGGCCAACCCGACGCCCGAGAGCATCGTAGAGGTGGTGGGTGCGTCAGTGGCCAATAAGGGCATGATTGTTGGTGGTGCTGCTGGGATGGTCGGTTGGCTGTCCCAGGTGAACTGGATCGGTATCGCTGGTGTAGTGGTGGCGGTGCTGGGCCTGCTGATCAATTTGTACTTCCAGGTGCGTAAAGACCGCCGAGAGCACGCCGAAAGCCAGGAACGCATCAAGGCTCTGCGCGATCAGTGCCGGTTATGAGCCCCCAACTGCGTCAGCGCGTTGCTGTGGGTCTGCTGAGCATCAGCGCCGCAGGGTTCGCCGTCTGGCAGGCCAGTGAAGGGTTCACGCCCACCGCTGTGATCCCCACCAAGGATGACGTTCCCACCATCGGCCACGGCTCCACCCGCTATGAAGACGGCTCGCCAGTACGCATGGGCGACACCATCACCCTAGCCCGCGCCGAGATCCTGGCCCGCAACTTGAACGGCCAGGCCGAGAAGCAATTCGCCGCATCGCTGCCAGGCGTGAAGCTGCATCAGGTGGAGTTCGATGTGTACATGGACTTCGTGGGGCAATACGGCATTGGCACTTGGCTCGCTGGATCCCCGCGCCGTGACCTGCTGGCCGGCAAATACGCCCAGGCCTGCAACGACCTACTCAAGTACCGCTACGCCGCAGGCTTCGACTGCTCGACACCGGGCAATAAGCGCTGTGCCGGCGTATGGACTCGGCAGCTTGAACGCCATGCCAAGTGCATGGCCGCGCAATGAATCGCTACCTGTTCGCCGCCATTGCCGCCATGGCGATCCTGCTGGGCATCCAGACACACCGCCTGGACAACGCACAGACCGCTCATGCCGAGTATGTGACAGCCATTGAGCTTCAGGCCAAAGAAGCCAGCGAGCAGGCCCGCCAGACCGAACAGCAACGCCAACGAGACATTGATCAGGTACGCACCGATGCAGCCAATCAGAAAGCAAAGGACGACTCTCGCGCTGCTGAGCTGCTTGCTGCTGGTGACAGCCTGCGCAAGCAACAGACCAGCCTGCTTGCCGACCGCGCCGCCCTCCGTTCCCGCCTTGCCGCAAGAGGCAAGACAAACGAAGACCTTACCGATCTGCTCGCCCAACTGCGCACAGAAGCTGACAACCATGCGGGCGAACTGGCAGCAGCGCTTGACTCAAGTCGCCGGGCCGGATTCGCCTGTGAGCGCTCCTACGATTCCCTGAGGTCATCCAAATGATTAAGTACCAAATCAAATCCACTGGCGAAATTCATGAAGTCAGAGCCGTGACGTTTGTTCAGGGCGCGGATCTTCGCCTCATTGGCGAGGGCGGCTCTGTCGTGGCCATCTTCGCTTCATTCGAATGGCTAAAAGTAATCCCAGCTGAATCTGCGCCAGCAGTAGAGGGTGAACTCTCCACCGAAAAACCTGAGCTTATCGGTGAGTAATGCCAAGCCTTGCCAGCAAAGGCACTGAAGAACCCCCGAAAGAGTAAGGAAACCCCATGGCACTGACACAAAAGCAGGGCCTGTTTGTTGATGAATACCTGATCGACCTCAACGCAACGCAGGCCGCTATTAGAGCCGGGTACAGCAAGAAAACGGCCGGGCAGATCGGTGACGAAAACCTGAAAAAACCTCAAATAGCCCAGGCCATCAACGAAGCGATTGCTTCCCGCAACAAGCGCGCACAGATCGATGCTGACTACGTGCTTCGTCGTTTGGTCGAGATTGATCAGCTCGACGTGCTGGACATTCTGCGAGACGACATGAGCTTTAAGCCTCTTTCGGAATGGCCCAAGGGGTGGCGTCAGTACCTTGTTGGCTTCGATATCGCAGAGATGTTTGAGGGGGCAGGCGATGACCGCTCAATGGTCGGCTTGATGAAAAAAATCAAGTGGCCGGACAAGGTCAAGAATCTAGAACTGCTCGGCAAGCACGTAGCAGTCAGTGCCTTCCGTGAACAGGTGGAAGTAAACGTAACCCACACTCTTTCTGAGCGGATGGCTAAAGCACGTGAGCGCGCCAGCAACGGTTGACCTTGAGCAGCAGCTGGTCGAGGACATCCTCTCGTTTGCGCAAGACCCGCTTGGATACGTCTGGTACGCCTTCCCGTGGGGCGAGCCAGGTACAGAACTAGCGAACAAGTCAGGGCCCAGGCCGTGGCAGATTGAAGTCCTCGACTCGATCGGCCAAAAGCTGCGCGCCGGTGCCAAGGATCTTGGCGAGGTAATCCACGAAGCCACCGCCAGCGGCCACGGCATCGGCAAGTCGGCGCTGGTGTCCTGGCTGATCAAGTGGTGTGTGGATACCTGTGTCGACGCGCGCGGCGTGGTCACCGCCAACACTGAAACTCAGCTCCGGACCAAGACCTGGCCCGAGGTGGCCAAGTGGAACCGGCTTTCCATCACGGCCCATTGGTTCCGCATCACGGCCACGGCGCTGATCAGCACCGACCCGGAACATGAAAAGAACTGGCGTGTGGATGCGGTGCCCTGGTCGGAGAGCAACACCGAGGCATTCGCCGGCCTCCACAACGAAGGCAAGCGCCTGCTGCTGGTGTTCGACGAAGCATCAGCCATCGCCGACTTGGTGTGGGAGGTGGCAGAGGGTGCGCTCACCGACGAGAACACCGAAATCATTTGGGCTGCCTTCGGCAACCCGACAAAGACCACCGGCCGGTTCCGGTCGTGCTTCACCCGGTACAAGCATCGGTGGTCACACCGCCAGGTCGACAGCCGCACGGTTGAAGGCACCAACAAAACGCAAATTGCCAAATGGCAACAGGACTACGGGGAAGACAGTGACTTCTTCCGTATTCGTGTGCGCGGCATGTTCCCGAGGGCTTCCGAATTGCAACTGATCCCGACTGACTGGGTTGCTGATGCGATGAAGCGGGAACCGGTCTATGGCATGGACGACGCCCTGGTCTGCGGCATCGACATCGCCCGGGGTGGCGCTGACAGCAACGTGATTCGATTCCGTCGTGGCCTCGACACCCGATCGATACCGGCCATCAAGATCCCAGGCAGCGAGACCCGCAACACCACGCTGTTCATCGCCAAGGTTTGCACGGTGGTTCAGGAACACCGGCCGGACGCGGTATTCGTCGACGCCACCGGCGTTGGCGGACCTGTTGCCGACCAGCTTCGGCGCCTGATGCCCGGCATCGTGATCATCGATATCAACTTCGCCAGCGCGGCGCCGGATCGGCACTACGCAAACATGCGCACCTACATGTGGTGGCAGATGCGCGAAGCATTGCGGGCGGGCCTGGCCATCGATAGCAGCGAAGAGCTTGAAGCCGAGCTGACATCGCCGATGTACACCCACAACGCCAGTGACCAGATCGCCCTGGAAAAGAAGGACGACATCAAGAAGCGCCTGGGAATCTCGCCCGATGACGCCGACGCCCTGGCCTTGACCTACGCCATGCCGGTGATGAAGAGCCAATACAACGACTACGGCGGTTCAGGGGCCAGCAACAGCGGCCTTGAATCCGACTATGACCCTTACGCGAGTAACTGACATGTGCGGAAAGAGCATCAAGAAACTGATGAATAAGGTGATTGACCTTGACCCGCTGCGCGGCGGCGACACGATCCTGGAAGGCCTGGGCCTGCCCAACCTGACCGGCGAGAACACCGGCATGTTGGGCGCTGCTGACCGGGCCAAGGCAGCACAGGAAGCCGCAGCAGAGGCGGCGGGTTCGATCACCACGGCCGGTACCACGGCTGCCACCACTTCAAGTGACTCCGTTCAGGCTGCTGTTGAAGCTGAACGCAAGCGCCGCCTGGCCCAATCCGGCCAAAGCGGCACCATTCTGACCGGCTCGTCTGGTGTGCTGGGTAATGCCAGCACCAGCCAGAAAACGCTGTTGGGGGTGTAAGTTGGCCGACTCCCTTCGCGAACGCTGCGAGAAGCGCTACACCGCTCTCAAGAGCGAGCGCGACAGCAACTGGCTACCTGAATGGAAAGAATTGGGCGATTTCATCAGCCCGCGCTCTGGCCGCTGGTACAACACAGACACCAACGACGGCAAGCGTCGTGATCAGAAGATCATCAACCCCCAAGCAACCTTTGCGGCCCGCACGCTGGGCGCCGGTATGCACACAGGCATGACCAACCCTGCAGCGCCGTGGGTGAAGTTCGGCACCCCAGACCCAAGCCTGATGGAGTTCGCACCGGTCAAAGCCTGGCTGTTTGCAGCAGAGAAGGCCATGCGCGAAGTGATGGCCAGGGGCAACCTGTACAGCGTGCTGCCCAACCGTTACAGCGAGGAAGGTATTTTTGGTACCGCGCCCATGGTGGTGATGCCGGATGATAGCGACTTGCTGCGCTCGTACCCGCTGGCCGTCGGTAGCTACATGCTCGCCAACAACAGCCGCAACCAGGTGGACACGCTGTACCGCGACTTCCGCATGACTGCACGCCAGATGGAACAGCAGTTCGGCAAGGACAAGATGGACACCGCGTCCAAGAACTTGCTGAGCAGCAAGCCTGACGCCTGGATCGACATCTGCCACGGCATTGAGCCCAACGACACCCGCGAGAAGGGCCGCAAGGACAATACCAACATGCCGTTCCGCTCCGTGTACTGGGAGAAAGGCGGCGATAAAGATTCGATGTTGCGCGAATCCGGCTTCAAGGTGTTCCCGGTCATGGCGCCGCGCTGGGACGTGCTGGGCGAAGACGTATACGGCACCGGCCCTGGCTCGATGTGCATTGGCACCACCAAGGCCATCCAGTTGATGGAGCGCCGTAAGGCCGAACTGCTGGAGAAGGGCGTACGGCCTCCCATGGGCGCCCCGGTCAGCCTCAAGAATCAGCGCGCATCCATCCTGCCTGGCAGCATCACTTACCTCAACGACATGCAGGTCGGCGCCAAGTTTGCGCCCCTGTACGAGGTTCAGCCCGCCTGGCTGGGTCAGCTCCGTGGCGAGATCGCTGCTGACAGTTCGATTATTGACACCGCGTTCTTTGTCGACCTGTTCCTGATGATCAGCCAGATGGACAGCGTGCGCACCGCGTACGAGATCGCCACCCGCAAAGAAGAAAAGCTGTTGATGCTTGGGCCTGTGCTGGAACGCCAGACCGATGACCTGCTAGACCCTCTGGTCGACATGTACTTCAACCAGATGCTCGAGCAATCCATACCGCGCTGGACCGGCATGTTGCCTGGTGCTCCGCTGTTGCCGCCGCCGCCCAAAGAACTGGCCAACATGGACTTACGTATTGAGTTCACCAGCATCCTGGCCCAGGCACAGAAGGCAATCGGCGTATCCAGTATCGAGCGCGCCATTGGTTTCGCCGGCACGGTGGCCACGGTCACCCAGAGCACCGAAGCGCTCGACCTACTCGATTCCGACGAAGCCATGCGCCAATACTTTGAACTGATCGGCGTACCCCCGACCCTTGTACGCGCTGACGACATGGTCGAGCAGATCCGTAAGCAGCGCGCCCAAGCCCAGCAAGCCGCGCAGATGCAGCAGGAATTGGGCAGCGTCATTCAGGGCGCCCAGGTGCTGAGCCAGACCGACACCGGCGGCGATAACGCACTGACCGCACTTGCGGGGGCGATGTGATGGCCGAGCAGAAACCAACCGAGCAGGAACTGCAGGACATCGCCGACTTCAAGTGGTTGATGAGTGACCACCGCGGGCGCCGCTTCGTGTGGCGAACCCTCGGCCATTGCCGGCTATTTCAACCCTCGATCGGACCCACCGACGCAATCACGAATTACAACGAAGGCCAACGCAATGTTGGCCTTCTTCTTTTGAGCCAGGTGAACGACCTGACCCCATCGCTGTACGCGGTCATGGCTGCCGAGAACGCGCCGCAGCCGGTTGCTGAACAAACCCAGGAGACAGATGAATGAGCCCTTTGATGATGAAGCTGCTTGGCCGCGTGTATATGAACGAAGCGCCAGCCGACGGCGGGCAGGGTGGTGGTGCGCTCGCGCCTGCAGCGGCCCCAGCAGCAGATGCACCGCCAGCCCCGGCCGATGGTTCGTTGCTGACCCCGCCAGCACCAGCTGCTGCGCCGGCGCCGGACGCGACCAAAACCCCGGAACAGATCCAGCAGGACGCCGACGCGGCGGCGAAGCTCAAGGCCGAAACCAGCGCGCCAGAGGCTTACGAGGACTTCACCCTGCCCGAAGGCATGGAGATGGACGCCGACGTCCTGGGCGAATTCAAGAACCTGGCCAAGGAACTGAATATTCCGCAGGCCAAGGCTCAGCAACTGATCGACTTCCAGACCCAACTGGCGAACAAGCAGGCCGAGCAATACCAGGCCGCAGCCGCCAAGCAGGCACAGGACTGGGCTGCATCCATCAAGAGTGACCCTGAGCTGGGTGGTGAGAACTACGACAAGAGCGTAGCCAGCGCCATCAAGGTCATTCAGTCCTTCGGCGACCCGGCATTGACCGAGTTGCTGAATACCTCCGGGCTGGGCAACCACCCGGCGCTGTTCAAGTTCTGCCATCGCATCAGCGCGGCTATCTCGGAAGACAAGTTCGTCTTGCCTGGCAGCCAAACCGACTCACCGAAAGAAATGAGCATCATCGACGCCTTCAAGTAAGGCCCTGACCAACCGCAAGGAGATACACAGATGGGCATTTTGACCTCCACCATGCCGACCCTGATCGACAAGTTCAGTCGTCAGGACGGCACCCAAAAGATCATGAAGATCGTCGAGCTGATGGCTAAGCGTAACGACATCCTCATGGACGCCGAGTATCAGGAGTGCAACGACGGCTCCAAGCACAAGACCACCATGCGTTCGGGCATTCCTGAGCCGGCATGGCGCATGTTCAACAAGGGCGTTCAGCCAACCAAATCGACCACCGTGCCAGTGCTCGACACCACCGGCATGATGGAAGACTACGGCAAGGTTGATAAAGCGCTGGCCGATCTGAGCGGCAATGCTGACGCCTTCCGGGTTTCCGAGAACATCGCCAAGCTGCAGGGCTTCAACAACAAAGCCTCGCGGTACATGTTCTACGGCAACACCGCGTCCGAGCCTGAATCGTTCTTGGGCCTGTCGCCGCGCTACAACGACAAGTCCGCCGAGTCTGGCGCAAACATCATCGACGCGGGTGGCACCGGCTCTACGAACACCTCCATTTGGTTCGTCACTTGGGGTGAAATGACCACCCACCTGCTGTATCCGAAAGGCAGCGTGGCGGGCTTCCAGCATAAGAACTTGGGCGAGGACACCGTAACTGACGGCAACGGCGGCGAGTTTCAGGCATATCGCGACCACTTCAAGTGGGATATCGGTATGTCGGTACGTGACTGGCGCGCCAATGCCCGCATCGCCAACATCGATGTGACCCAACTGACCCGCGACGGTGCGACCGGTGCCAACATCATCGACCTGATGATTGACGCCATGTACCGCCTGGATAACCCAGACCAGGGTGAAGGGCGCACCGTCATCTATGCCAACCGCACCATCCAGTCCTGGCTGCATAAGCAGGCCATGAACTCCAAAAACGTCAACCTCACCATCGGCGAGTACGGCGGCAAGAAGATCCCGGAATTCCTGGGCATCCCTATCAAGCGTGTTGACGCACTGCTGAACACCGAAGCCCGCGTGGTCTAACGACCGCGTGGTTTTCCCCTATTACGGAGAGACCACCATGCTTTTTGACGCAAAGCTGCTCATGTCGAACGCCCAGGCAATCACTGCCACGGCGGCATCGACCGACATCATCGATCGTGGCGACAACAAGGACGTTGGCCGCGCCGGTGATATTCCGCTGGTCATCCAGGTTGTTGAAGCTTTCAACACCCTGACCAGCCTCACCATCGACCTGCAAACCGATGACAACTCGGGGTTCAGTTCCCCGCGCTCGCTCTACCAGGTCGTTGTTCCCCTGGCGGACTTGAAGCTGGGTTACCAGACGCCAGTCATCACCCTCCCGCAGAAGACTGAACGCTTTCTGCGCCTCAACTACACCGTGACCGGCACCGCCCCAACACTGGGCAAGGTAACCGCCGGTATCGTCGCTGGAGTGCAGACCAATGCCTAAGCGCTATGAAGTGCTGGAGCGATCGTTTATCAACGGCCGTCTCTATGAACCAGGTGAAACGGTGGTGCTGGAAATCGACAGCCCGGGCAGTAACTTGAAGATTGCGGGCGCGGCGAAGGCTGCTGCGGCTCCAGCCCCAGGCAAGACCAATGCCGATGGCCCTGAGTACAGCGCCAAACACAACGGCGGCGGGCGCTACATCATCATCGGCAAGACCGGTGATCGTGTCGGCGAATTCACCGGCACCAAGGACGAAGCGGAAGCCGAAGCCGTGCGGCTGAACGATGGTGGTGAAATCACTCCAGCCCCAGGCAAGACCAATGCCGATGACGACAACAACGACAACGGGCTGCCCGACGCCTGATCACCAGCAACATCCCCTCAGGGCCCTTCGGGGCCCTTTTCTTTTTCTGAGGTTCCCGAATGTCCAGTGACGTTGAGATCTGCAACATCGCTTTGTCGCGGGTTGCCCACACCCAGCCTATTGCTTCTCTCACCGAGAAGAGCAAGGCGGCCGAACTGTGCCGGATGTTTTACGGGCCTATGCGTGAACTGGTGTTGCAGGCGTTTCCCTGGCCATTCGCGGGATCGATCATTGCACTCGCTGACATTGGCACGCCGGCACCGGGCTGGGCTTACCGATACCGGTATCCAGCTGACTGCCTCAAGGTGCGCAGCATCGTGCAGCCTGGAACACGGCGCGCGCTGACCAGCGATTTAGAAATTCCTTACCAGATCGGCTACGACGCCGGCGGCCGTGTGATTCACACCGACCAGCCCGGTGCAGTGTGCCGGTTCACGTTCAAGGTTGAAGACTCAACGTTCTTTGATCCGCAGTTCGCTGACGCCCTGGCGTGGCGTGTGGCTATGGAACTGGCATTGCCGCTCAGTTCCAAACCTGACCTGCAGCAGTTCGCCAACCAGAGTTACCAAATGGCCATGACCCTGGCTGAAGGCTCTGCCTTTGAGGAATCCCAGGACGATCCAGAGCCTGAATCTGAATTCATTACGGTGCGCTCATGACCAGTGTATTGCAGCCAACCTTCGCGGCCGGCGAGCTCTCGCCCTCGGCCAGCGCGCGTACGGACATCGCCCGCTACTACACGGGCCTCAAGCTGTGCCGCAACTTTATGGTCATGCCCTATGGCGGTGTGCGTAACCGCGCGGGCACGAAGCTTGTGGCAGAGGTGAAGGATTCGACCAAGCGCTGCCGCTTGATCCCGTTCCAGTTCAACGACGTGCAGACCTACATCCTGGAAGTCGGTGACCTGAATATGCGGGTCATCAAGGACGGTGGCCAGGTGCTTTACAGCGCGGGCCCGAACGTTGGGCAGCCATTCGAACTGGCGTTGCCTTACACCCAGAACGACCTGGATTTGCTGAATTTTACCCAGTCGGCTGACGTGATGACGTTTGCCCAGCCAAGCTACAAGCCGCGCGAGCTGAGCCGCCTGGCGCACGACAACTGGACAACGGCAGAAATCAGCCTTGCGCCGCGCATTGCCGCCCCAGCCTCGGCTACTGCTGTGAGTGGTGGCGGTACGGGCGTAACTCAGGTTTGGACTTACCAGGTCACGGCCGTGCTCGATGACGGCAACACCCTGGATGAGTCGTTGCCCGTCACGTCCAACGCCATCACTGTGTTTAACAACACCATGGCCGGCACCATCACCTGGCCCGCCGTGACCGGCGCGACCTACTACATCATCTACAAGGACAACGCCGGCGCGGGCATCTATGGCTTCATTGGCCGGGCTACTGGGACCACGTTTACTGACCAGAACATCACCGCCGTGAAGACGGACACGCCACCGAACGGCAAGGATCCTTTCGTGGGAGCGGGCAATTACCCGGGCGCCGTGGGTTATTACCAGCAGCGCCTGGTGTTCGCCGGCAGTAACCTGAGCCCGCAAACGGTTTGGATGAGCAAGACCGGTCTGTTCAAGAACTTTGGCTACTCGATCCCCAACAAGGACGATGACGCCATTACGTTCACCATCGCCAGCAAGGAAGTGAACCGCATGCGCCACCTGCTGGGGCTGCGCAAGCTGCTGGGCCTCACGTCGGGCGGTGAGTGGACGTTCACCGGCGCTGACACTGGCTTGACCGCCAAGACCATCCAAGCGAGCCAGGAAGGCTATGACGGTTCGTCCATCGTTCCGCCAGTGGTTGTGGGCAACAGCGCCGTGTACGTGCAGGCACGCGGCAACCGGGTGTCGTCCTTCGGCTACTCCATCAACGACGACGGATTCGCAGCGGCTGACCTGACACTTTTCAGTGCCCATCTGTTCAAGGGTAAAGAGCTGACTAGCGTGGCGTATCAGAAAATCCCTGACTCAATCGTCTGGTATGTGCGGGATGACGGCGTGCTGCTGGGCCTGACCTACCTTCCGGAACAGCAGCTGGTGGGCTGGCACTGGCATGACACCGACGGGTTCGTCGAGTCCATCGCCTGCATCGCCGAGGGGCAAGAGGACGCGCTCTATATGGTCGTGCGCAGAACCATCAACGGCGTGCAGAAACGCTACGTTGAGCGGATGGCCAGCCGCCAGGTCACGAGTATTGAGGATGCATTCTTTGTCGATTGCGGGCTGACTTATGACGGGCGCAACACCGACGCGGCCAAGACCATGACGCTTTCTGGCGGAACGACCTGGGGCTACCCCGAAGTCGTGACCATGACGGCGGGCGGGCACACGCCATTTACCGCTGGCAGCGTGGGGGTGAACTACTCCCTCAAGCTGGATGTGATCGATGCGGACGATGAACCCACCACGGAAATCGTGCGGGTTGAGGTCGTGGGATACACCAGCCCCACGGTAGTCACGGTCAAACTGCTGATCGTCTGTCCTGAATCCCTGCGTGGTCATGCCGCATCTGCATGGGCGCGCCAGGTGAAAACCCTGTCCGGGCTTGGCCACCTTGAGGGCAAGACGGTTTCTGTATTGGCCGACGGCAACGTCCAGCCGCAGGTTGTCGTGAGTGGTGGGGCGATCACGCTGCAGTCCTATGCAGGCATTGTCCACGCGGGTTTGCCATACACATCCGACATGGAAACCCTGGACATCGAGCCGCGCCAGGCCAACGAGACAATGCTCGACAAGAAAATTGCCGTCACCTCGCTGACCGTTCTAGTTGAAGAGTCGCGGGGCATTTTCGCCGGTTCCGACAAGCACCATCTGTACGAGCATAAACCGGCGCGCAAAACTTACGAACTGCCCATTGAACTGCTCACCGGGCAAGCCCAAATCCCGATCCCCAACGACTGGACGGGCAAGGGCAGGATATTCATCCGTCAGGCCGACCCACTGCCACTGACCGTTCTTGCGGTCATTCCGGAGGTGACCTTTGGCGGCAGCTGACGTTTTGCCCATTGAACCTGAGGACATCGCGGTAATCCTGCGCGACGTTCGCCAGGCCGACATAGACGAAATCGTCGAGGGCTTGGGCATATCCATTGAGCGCGAACTTTTGGCCGGCATCAACGAGAGCCTTAACGCCCGAAAGATCGTGGTGAACGGCCATATCGTTGCGGTGTTTGGGGATGCGGTGCACAGCGTCCTTGGCTCAGTCGGTGTTCCCTGGCTGATCAGCACCACTCATGTGGAAAAACACGCAAAGGCCTTTCTCAAGGTCTGCAAGCCAGAGGTGCAGGGCATGTTGACCCGCCACCGACACCTCATCAACTACGTCGACGCCCGCAATACAGCCGCCATTCGCTGGCTGAAATGGTTGGGCTTCGACTTTGGCGCGGCCGTTCCCTACGGCCCCAAGCGCCTGCCGTTTTACCCCTTCACGCTGAACCGAGAGGATTAAACATGTGCTGGATGGCATTGATACCGGTCGCTATTGGCCTGGTGGGCGGGATGATGCAGGCCCAGGGGCAGACCCAGAACGCCGATTTTCAATCGGGCATGATGAAACAGAACGCCGATTTCAAGCTGCGGACTGCAGACGAGACGATCAACGCCGGCAATACCTCGGCGGATTGGCAACGCGTGCGGGCCGGGCAGGCTGTCGGAACACAACGATCTGCTCAGGCGGCCAATGGCATCGACGTGAATAGCGGCAGCGCGGCTCAGTTGCAGGATGACACCGCCATGCTCGGCGAACTGGATGCCCTGACGATCCAGAACAACGCCGCGCGCGAGGCCTACGGTTATCGAGTGCAGGCCAAGCAAGACATTCTCAACGCCAGCCAGACGGTACAGAACGGTAAGACCGCCGCCACAGGTTCAATCCTTGGCGGCCTCGGCAGTGCGTTCGGCTCATTTGCGGGGTCTCGATAATGCCACGGGTACCGACATACGAAACTCCGCAGGTCCAGCAGCAGGCAACCCGCCCGGTTGAATTGCGTGGCGTTGCGCCTGATAACACGTCGATTGCCCAGGGCCTGCAAAGCTTCCAGCGCGGAGCCGAGATCCTGGCCGCAAAAGAGCGGCAGAAAGCCGACACCGCGCTGCTGATGGATGCCGACAACCAGCTCACCCAGTGGCAGCAAAAGGCGATGTACTCGGAAGATGGTGGCGTTTATACCCGCAAGGGCCAGAACGCCATGGACGTGACCAACCAGACCTTGGACCAGTTCGATAAGGCCCAGGAAGAGATCGCCAAAACCCTGACCAATGATCAGCAGAAAGCCCGGTATGCGCAGATTGTCAGCAGTCGGAGAAACTCGCTTTCGAATGACTTGAACCGCTACGAGTACGGCGAGCGCCAGAATTATTACGGCCAGGTCGAAAAGGCCCAGCTCGAAACATCCATGCAGGGCGCCGCGCTGGATTACCAGGACCCGGCCAAGGTCGACCAATATCGCCAGAAGGTTGATGCGGTATTGGCGAGCCGTGCCGAGCGCTTGGGCCTGTCTCCCGAAGCCGCCCAGGCAGAGCGCTTGTCCACGAACAGCGGCATGTCCACCGCCGTTATCCAGCGGATGCTGATCGACTCTCCGGAAAAGGCCAAGAGCTACTACGAGTCCTACAAGGACACGATGACGGCCGAGGATCAGATCCGAACCAGCAACGGCATTGACCAGGGCTTTCGCAGGCTTGAGGCCGAGGCACGGCAGCGCCAGGTTGAAGCACGGCAACTGCAGGCTATCAACCGCATGGAGCTGAGCAGCCGCGTGCAGGATGCCAGCGCCGCCTATTCGCAGGGTCTGGACTTCGACAATCCACCGTCGAAAGTGGACTTTGCCGCAGCGTACGGGCTCGAGAAGGGGGCCAAGGAATACGACCGTTTCTCCAAAATCCAGGCCGTTGCCCCAGCTATCCGTGAGTTTGCCACCGCCGATCCGCAAGAGCGTCAAGCCATCCTCGACAAGTTCAATCCGGTCAGAAAGGACACCGGGGCGTTCTACGGTGACAAGGCCACAGGCATGCTTGAGCAGGGGAATATCGATCTAAACGCACGGCCCACCGTGAAAAATGCCGACGGATCCATCAGTACTGTGCGATCGATATCGGCGAATTTTGACGGACAGGAAGTGCTGATACCCACGGTCAGTGATGACGGGAAGATCCTCAGTGACGAGGCAGCGATTAAGACTTACCTGCGCACCGGCAAGCACCTGGGCAAGTTCGATAACCCCGATGATGCGACCGCTTACGCCGAATCGCTCCACGACCAACAGGCAAAACGCTATGGCGCCGGCACTGTGGGCGAGGGTTTCAAGGAAGACAGCCAGCTGTATCAGCACCTGACCAATGTGGGCGTGGGGTTGATGAAACAGCAGCAGGCCGATCCAGCCGCGTACGTGGCCAAGTACAGCCCGACCGTACAACGTGCGTTTGCCACCGCCCAGCAGGACGGAACGCCAGAGGCTTATCAGGCTTACGCGCGCGCCACGCTGGCCGAGCAGCAACGCCTTGGCGTCCAGCAACCCAAGTTGTTGCCGGACGCGGCTGCCGACCAGTTGGCTGCCAACTTCAACAACCAACTTAGTGGCGGTGAGAATGCCGCAACGATGATCGAGCAGCAGCAGGAACTGTGGGGTAAGGACTTCTCCACGGTGTTGCAGCAGGTGGGCAACAAGCTCCCGGCCGAGGCCCAGGTTATCGCCACCGGCCTGCCTAAGGATGTGGCTGAACGCATGGCCTCTGTTGCTTCCATAAAGGACAGCGAGCTGCATGCAGGCCTACAGAAGGGCCAGAAGGATACGATCAATCAATCGGTATCTGCTGCCATGGCGCCGTTCGCCCAGTCCCTGCAAGGCCAGTCTGGCGGTATCAACACCTACAACACCATGTACCAAGCTGCCGCCCGAACCGCCACATCGTATGTGCTTCAGGGCATGGATCCGGAGAAAGCTGCCGCCAAGGTCGTGAATGGGATGCTGAACGACAAATACGACTTCTTCGGCACCTATCGCGTGCCCAAGACCCAGGACACTGAGGCCGTCAGCCGTGGTGCCACTCAGGCCATGCGCCAGATCAAGCCCGATGAACTGATGCCGCTGCCTGGTTTTGCTGGCGTCACCGAGGAACAGAACCGCAAGCAGTTGCACGACGCGCTGCAATCCAGTGGCCAGTGGGTGCCGAACGAAGACGAGACCGGCCTTTCGCTGACCCTGAACGGCTACCGGGTGCGCGGTGCCGACGGCAAGCCCATCACACGCAGTTGGGCGGACCTGCAACAGAAAGGGTTGCGTGAGCCTGATCAGTACCGCGTCGCGCCAATGGGGTTCATGCCATGACTATCTATGCAGGTGATGCGCCGGTACTCGACCGGCGGACGATGCTCGACATCCCGGCCGATGCCGGAGAGGTGTGGGACGCTTCGTTTGGTGGCGCGTTCTCGACCAACCCGTCGAGTTCGATCATTCGCACGGAACAGCTCGGCCAGGCCCAGGATGGGCTGCGCCTGACCGGTGACACTGAATCCATCCTGGTGCCGCCACGTAATGAGCCGGACACACCATTGCTCGACGCCCAGGCCGCGCGCGATAAGGTTTCAGGTATGGGCCTGGATATCAAAATCCCCGAGCAGGGTATCCGCCAGGGCGCGCTGGACATTCTTATCGATCGACACCGCGAGCAGGCCGCACGTCAGCAGGTCATGACGCGGGCGAACGGTGGATCATTTGGCACCCAACTCGGTGCCAGTGTCGCTGCATCGCTGCTGGACCCACTCAACATTGCTTCGGCGTTTGTGCCAGTGGTGGGCGAAGCACGCTATGCCGCAATGCTCGGGCGCGCAGCATCTCCGCTGGGTCGTGCAGGTGTTCGCGCAGGCGTGGGTGCTGTTGAGGGGGCCGTGGGTGCTGCGATCATTGAGCCGCTGCCACTGATCGCAGCCGGTATGGATCAGACAGAATACGGGCTGTCCGACTCCCTGGCGAACATCGCCATGGGTGGCCTGCTCGGTGGTGGCCTGCATACCGTCGGGGGCGCTGTATCCGATGCGCTGCGCCGGCGGATCGCCACGGAGCCAACGCCCCAGGTCGAGAGCGTTTTGAACACGGCTGACCGTCAGGCGCCTCAGTCACTGAGGTCTGCCGACTTTGAGCGAGTGTTTGACCAGGATCCAGAAACAGCACTGCGCGGCGCACTTGCCCGCGATCTGGATGCCGACGGCGCCACGCTGTACCGCAATGCTGAGCGCCAGGCCATCGACGAGATACGCCCGACGTTGACGGGTGAGCGCGTGGGCAATGTGGCTGACCTGCATGTCGAGCGTCTGGCACTGACCCAGCGAGCTATGAACCTGGATGCGACTTTTAAGGACTTGGCCAAAGAGTTCCAGGGCCAGCGCATGACCCGCAAGCAGGCTGAGCGAGCGGCGCGTGACACCATCGCCGCCCAGCGCGAGCAGATCGGTGCGCGCCAGGCTGAGATCAATACCACGCTGGAGCGTAACCGTGCGGGCGAGTTCGATCGGCGTGACCTTGGTTTGATCGAGCGGGGGGAGGTGCCGGAGCGTTTGCGCCCGCAGATCGAGGCCCGTGCCAGGCAGATCATGCAGGGCTACCAGCTGCGTCCATTGGGGCCAGCTATCCGCACCGCCAGGGAAACTGCCCAAGACGCAGACTGGACTGTGCGCAACAGCGCCTTGCGCACCGCTGTGGCCCAGGCAGTCAGTGGCCGTGATGTCGACGTGCAAGCGCTGTTCGATCTGGAAGCCCCAGGCAAGGCGGCTGGCGCCATGGAATACGTCAAGCGCCCATTGACCCGCCGGGTTGATCCAGAAGGCCAGGCCGAAAGCATGCGCGTCGACAGCGCACCCAAGGCCCAGCCGCAGGACGAGTTCGAAGCGACCCGTCAGCAGTTCGACGAGGACGAAGCACTGGTCAAGGAAATGCTGGATCAGCTCCCGGAAAAGGATAGGGCCGATGTCCTGGCCGCCAGCCGAGACGAAGCCGATGCCGCCCAGGCCCAGGCCGACCGCGCCGAACAATATTCGAAGGCATACCGCGCCGCCGCCGTATGCGACATAAGGAACGGACAATGACCCCTTGCATCGACGCTGTACGGGCTGCCGCTGGCAATCTGGAAGACAGAGAAATTGCGGAGATATTCGAACTCTTGCGGGGGAGAGCCAAAGAACTGATGGCCAGGGAAGGCGCCTTGGGCATGGAGCAGGCCACGTTGCGCGCGGCTGATGAGCTGGGCAAGCAGGCCAAGCACGCGGCGCTGATCGAGCGCCGTAACGCATTGCTCAACCTACGCCGGCGCGGCGAGATCGTTTCGTTTGTACGCGGCAGCTTCGCCGACCGGCCTGACCTGGGCATTGAATCGCTGCTGGTGGGCACCAACCTTGCGCGCCAGGGTTCCCGCATGTCGGTTGCCGCTGAGCAGAAAGCGCTGGGGGATGCCTATATAGGTGGTTTCATCCATGACTTAGAGCGCCAAGACCTGGTGGGGATCCTGGCCAAGGGCGATTCCGACGTCGATATCGCCGACGCACTTTGGCGGATCGGCAACAATCTGGACACCTCGAAACTCAATGACCAGGTGGTGAGCATTGCCCGCACCATCCAGAAGTACCAAGAAGCGGCGCGTATCGATGCGAACCGCGCCGGCGCCAACATTGGTAACTTGCCCGGGTACATCGCCCGGCAGAGTCACGATGGCGAGAAGATCGGGTCGGCAGGCTTCGATAAGTGGCTTGAGGAAATTCAACCGCGGCTTGATCCGCGCACGTTCGACGACGTGGCCAACCCTGCCCAGTTCCTGCGCGGCGTGTATGACGGGCTTGTCTCCGGCGACCACCTCAAGGCGCCCAGCGATGCGCCGGCCAACGGCTTCAAAGGCCCGGCCAACATTGCCAAGAAGGTCAGCCAGGAACGTGTTCTGCACTTCAAGGATGGGGTGGCATGGCACGAATACAACACCCTGTTTGGCACCGGCAACCTGCGCGAGTCCGTATTGCGAGGCCTGGACATGGCCGGCCAGAACACCGCAATCATGCGGCGCCTTGGCACCAACCCAGAGGCCAACCTCAACATGGCCATGGATATTCTGGCCGAGGACGTGCGCAAGTCGGGAGACCCGAAGGCGCTGACCAACTTCAACGATGCCCGCCGAGGCATGATCTCCAACCGTTTCGCTGAGGTCAGCGGGGCAACGCGGATACCTGGCAATGCCACCCAGGCCCGTGTCGCTGCGAACGTTCGGGCCTGGCAGTCGTTATCCAAGTTGGGCGGGGCGCTTCTGTCCAGCTTTGCCGATTTGCCGGTGGCTGCCAGTGAAATGCGTTACCAGGGCAAGAGCTTCCTTGGCTCATTGGGGGAAATGACCGCCGGCCTGGCAAAAGGGCGCGGCAGCCTGGAACAGCGTGAAATTCTGTCGAGCTTCGGTGTGTATGGGGATTCGATGCGAGGGGAGATCATGCGGCGTTTTTCTGCCGATGACTCTGTGGGCGGGAAGATGTCGCGGGGGATGTCGCTGTTCTTCAAACTGAACGGTCTGTCTTGGTGGACTGATGCCAACAAGGCCAGCGCCGGGCTGATGATGGCTCACAACCTTGCGCAGAACAAAGGCAGGGCATGGGACACGATGGATGCCGGCCTGCGCCGTACGTTGGGGCTGTATGACCTCGACGCCGGCAAGTGGGATCTGTTGCGCGGGATGGATACCCGCATGGCTGACGGCCGGGACTACATGACAACCGACGGCATTCCGGGAATTCCTGATGAACGCATCAGCGGGTATCTCACTGACCAGGGCCGCAAAGTCACCGAATCATCGATCCGCGAAACACGTGAAGGTCTGAGCCGCAGCCTGCGCGCGTACGTGAACGACCGGGTCAGCTATGCGGTGCTGGAGCCGGACGCCCGCACCCGCTCAATCATGAACCAAGGCACCCGGCCGGGCACCATCATGGGTGACCTCAACCGGTTTATGACTCAGTTCAAGAGCTTTCCTGCTGCTTATATGCAAAAGACCCTGGGCCGGGAACTGTACGGACGTGGGTATGCCCCTACGCCGCTGGGCGAGGGATATCGGGGCAGCAAGGACTTGATCGCCGCCCTACGTAACGGCAATGGTGAGCGGCTGGCCATGGCCCAGTTGCTGCTGTGGACAACCGCATTCGGGTATCTGTCGATGTCAGCCAAGGATGCGGTCAAGGGCCGTCAACCCCGCCCGGCGGATGACCCCAAAACTTGGATTGCAGCGATGACCCAGGGCGGTGGTTTCGGGATCATGGGCGACTTCATGTTCGGCGAAGTCAGCCGCTTCGGTAACAAACCGCTGGAAACGCTCGCGGGCCCAACACTGGGCACCGCTGCAAATGTGGTCGACCTGTGGGCCAAGGTCCGGTCGGGCGATGACGCCGCGTCGTCTGCGCTACGCCTGGCTCAAAACAACACGCCATTCCTCAACCTGTTCTATACCCGCATCGCCATGGACCACCTGTTCCTGTGGTCGGTGCAAGAAGCCATGAACCCTGGATCGCTGCGCCGTACCGAGCAGAACATTCAAAAGGAGAGCGGGCAGAAATTCTTGGTCAGACCGTCACAAAGTTATCTGGACCCGTTTGGGATCGCGCGATAGTCGAATGCTGGCAAACTGATTATTCTTGTTCGATACAAAAAGGCATGAGGCTTGTATATGAAACGTTTATGGATGATTGCGCTGGCGGCGGTAGTTTTGGCGGGTTGCGGTCACCGGCAGCTGGAATCCGTAGTTACGGCTCCACCTGGCATGGATCGGCAGCACGCCATCGCTGCTGTGGAGCAGGGTTTTTACGAGGACTGGAACAATGACAGACCTCAGTCGGTGGTGGTGACCGATCATTACATACTGCTTTCGGACGGTGTCGTTTCGGACGGCAGCAGCTTTGCCAGCGCCGTACCGATTGGCACCGGTGCGATTGCCGCCGGGAACTCTCGCGTAATTACCCGGGAAATGGGGCAGCGGATCTACCTGAGTTCGCTGGGCGAGATCAGCATTTATGAACACAAGGTCAAAAAGAATCGGTTTGTGGTGATCATTCGATCAGCCGACGGCAGCGAGCTCCGCAAAGTCAATATGCGGAGCCTGGCCCTGGCCCAGCAGTTTGCCGGCGCAATTGCCTACCTCAAGGCGCATCGAGCCTAAACCCAGTTCACCAAAGGCCCGCTACGGCGGGCTTTTTTACGCCCTCACTTTCTGAGCCCGCCACTGTGCGGGCTTTTTTCTGACCACAAAAAGGTAATGGCCATGACGGTTTCAACCACTACTAGCACGGCGCAATTCGACCCGAACGGGGTCACCATCAATTTCCCGTTCGCTTTCCGCTTTTTCGCAGCTACCGACTTAAAGGTGTTCTGGCAGAAGCCGGACGGGACAATCCAGCTGCTGGTGCTGAACAGCAACTATACGGTGCAGGGCGCCGGCAATGACGCTGGCGGCAGTATCACCACCATCGGCACGCCGCTCCCCAATGGGCTGTTGGTAGTGTCCCGGATTATGGTGGCCACGCAGCTGACTTCCTTCCGCAATCAAGGCGAGTTCTTCGCGGAGATCCATGAAGACGCGTTCGACAAGCTGGTGATGCTTGTACAACAGACCATTGATAATCAGGGCCGGGGGTTGACGGTGCCGGTTGCCGACCCGCTGAACATCAACCTTGTCCTACCTGGTGCTGTTGCCCGTGCTGGTAAGGCGCTGGGTTTTGACGTGAGCGGCCAGCCAATTGTATCGACCCTGACCCTTGAGCAGATCGAGCAACAACCAGCGTTGGCATTAGAAGCTGCTGAACAGGCGGCGGCGTCAGCTGAAGCGGCCGGGGATTCCGAGGCTGCAGCCGATCAGTCCGCAAGTACATCTGCCGCCGCTGCTGCTGCAGCTGCCGCCTCTGCTCAGTCCGTAGCTTACGCAGCGATGCAGCTTGGTATGTCGACGTGGGGTTATCGGGCTCAGCCTTTTCAGGGCTTCGCGCTGGATGACGGGCAAGAGCTGGACCGTGCCGTATACCCGGCCTTTGTGGCCGCATTGGACGCCGGGTTGCTCCCGACAGTTACACAGGCACAATGGAATGCTGATCCGGCTAACAGGGCATGTTTTGTCGCCGTCTCTAGCGCCGGCAAGTTCCGCATGAGGGACCTAAATGGCGTGTCATCCGGATCTCTTGGCGCTGCGTTCTTGCGTGGCGGCAACGCTTCACAACCTCAGATCCGGCAAGACCAGATCCAGAACATAACAGGTACAGCCGTCGGTACTGCTTTGAATATAGGGGCGCCTGGTGGCCAGGTAGGCGCATTCACAACAGGGGGCGCGGTTACATCTCGGCCTACAACAATTTCGGCAACCGGATACGACCTAGTATTTGACGCCAGCCGCGTAGCGCGTACGGGCAATGAAACGTACCCAACACACGCCAGCGGAGCTTGGATGACACGCCTATTTGGGGTGATTACGCCGCTGGGTTCTGCCGAGGCCGCTTCACTGGCGACCGCTTATGCATCGCTTGCATCGAGGGCTTCTGTTCTAGAGGGGCGAGCAACGGCGCTGGAGTATGGTTTTATATCCACACCTCAGACTTATTCGAATGGCGGAACCCTAACTATCGCCCACGGTTTAGGGGTTGTGCCTGCCAGAGTAAGTGTTGATCTTCAGATTATCGCTGCAGCTGCTGGATTCAGCATTGGTGATGTTCTGGCGCTTGGTTCTGCACAGAACTTGTTGGATACGACAGGAAATCAATTTGGGTTTGGCATCCGCCTAACATCAACCAACTTAGTTTGCCGAATATCTGCCCAGGGCATCGTGGCCATTGGAACATCAAACGTGAACGCGACCATTCCGGCCGCAAGTGCACGCTTGGTATTCAAGGCCAGCAAATCCTAAACCCCTGCAATTGGCGCCGAGGGCAACTGCTGCGCCTTCCTTTCCATCAGCAGCCTTTGATTTTCCCTGAACAGGTGGTCGCGCTGGTCAGCACATCAATTAAGGGGAATGGGTCAGACATCCATTCATCGATGTCTGACTGGCGCCAAGCTACTGAGTTAGGCCCGATTTTGATTTGCTTCGGGAAGGTTCCTTCTTTAATCCTTCGATATACCGTGTTACGGCTCAAGCCAGTGAGATGGAGAACCTCATTGAGACGCAGAAACCGATCAACGCGAAGCTCCTTATTCAAGTTGCCTCCTTGCCAATGCATATGGCGACTGATGGAAGCTGAAAAGGTTATTTCGCCTTTGCTCGTTTACGGCTATCGTCTTTTACTGCCGGTCTCCCGAGGATCTCTGCCACCACCCTGTGAAACTCTTCAGAGGTTTTTATAGGGGTGGTAGAGTTATTGATCGAGAGCTTCGTTGAGGCCGTCTTTGCGCTTTTCGATATTGAGTGCGTGACAATATATGCATCCGCCCATTGGTCGAGTTCGATACGATCGAAACCAATGCCCTGCTCACCTATTGGAAACTCGTGCACGTAGGGCCGAACAGTTTTATTAAATACTTCCCGGCACATTCCAAGATAGCTAGGTGCCTGGTGAGCTCTAAGAAATCGCGGCTGGATGGGTGGTTTGCTCATTCGATCCTTGTCCAAAAGTGAGGCGCGACCTCGTCGATTTGCGCAGCGAGCGTCATGTCGATTGTTTGGAGAGAGGTCGCGCCAGAGTTAAATCCTAGCATCGCCCCGCTGGAGTTGGTGGCCGGCTGATCAACGGCCAATGCTTTTCAAGGTAGGGGGAGCCTGGCGCTTCCTTCCCGCTCTCATCGGCTTATTTTGGATCTTGCCATCCCTGTAATCGAGCAGGAACTGCATCACGTCTGCTCTCAGCCAGCAATGCCTGACGCCCATCTTGAAGCCCTTCGGCAGCCACGGTACGCCCCGGCGAATTCCTTCTCTGACCGAAGCTTCAGTTCGGCCGAGGATCCGCGCGATATCTGCAACGTAAATCACTTCGGACTCCTCGCTCATAGCGACTTCAGCCGTGCGAGCCCCTGTTTGATGTGCCCGGCGTTCTCGGCGATCACTTCAAGGGCGCCGCGGACGTTCTCACCTACGTTTGAGGTTTCGCTGTCTTCTGCCCACAGAGTCAACTCCATGATGGCGGCCTCAAGGGCGAGCTGGTTCTCGTAGATTCGTTCCAGGGTATCTGGGAGGGAGTATTCAGGGGAGGGCATTGCTTGTTCTCCAGTAGGCGCCTGGAAAGCGCAGCAGCAGGCAACAAGAAGCCCGCCATTCAGGGGAGAGCTTGGCGGGCTTAGGCAGCCAAACCGCGAGGAAGAGTGTCCACGGTAAGGTTAGATCATTGAGCAGGGGTAGCCAGCGACAACAAATCCGGCGCCGTACTGGGCCTGATGAGATCAATGGGGCAATAGTGTCCTCGCAACTTCATCCAGCCGCCTCTCGACCTCCATCAGTTCAGCTTGTTTGATGTCGATCGCGTATTCGAGGGCGCAGGTCAAGCACCGCAGCAGCTCAGTATCTGAAATCTTCGCGAGGTCATCTTTCAGGCCTGGGTGCTGACTGAGTAGCTGCGCTCGGATCTCTTCAGCGCTCTTCGGCATATCCATCGGCGATCCCTCCATAGATCTGCCTGATTGTAGGCCAAGGTCGCACGGAGCAGCATGGCCGCTGATCGATAGGCTTTGAGAGGTGTGTGCCGCAGATACAAGAAGCCCGGCGCTGGGCCGGGCTATCGGTTGTAAATCAAAAAAGGCCGGAAGTGTCGTGCCAGGGCGCGCAACGGTTCAGAGTTCCGGTCTTCGTAATGACCTTGAGCTATTCCAGATATCATGTCGGCGAATTGCACGCAGAGGTTTTTAGAGCTGTCACAAGGAATAGTTTTCAGCTCAGTCGCAACGCCGCGATCCATCCACAGCTGCGTTTGCAGATAATCATGCAGGCTATTCCCGCTCTGCACCTTGATACTACGATCATCAGGCGCAAAAATCACTTCATCGACCCTGGCCATGTGATCCAGAAGAAGCATGCCGATCATATAGTTGTAGAGTTTGTTGGGGTCGCGCCGTATATGCGGCATCACGTTTTCTTTTTTTGCCGTGATGGAAACGTACTGTATCGATCCGGCATTACCAGCGCAGAGCTTTGCAGCCAGCCTGGCAAATTCAAGCCTCTCTTCGGGAGTCATGCGCGCCCATTTTTTTTCTTTGTCGGTAGGCCACTTAAATTTGTCGTAAAGCTTTCGCATCACGCGCGCAGGCAATCTAACCGATGGTTCGGAAACGATTAGCGCAGAAATGGTGAGGTATCGGCTGGATCCACCGTCCCGATAGGGAAGGTCAAATTTCCAGCCAAGGTCTCCGCTTTCGTCCAGGAAAATGAATAATTTCGTCATTGAAAGCGGTTTTTAGAAGAGGGGGGTGCATTCCCTGCGGCCGACGCTCTTACAGAGCGCTTACGATACAAATCATGCTTCGCGGTTATCACAGGATTTACATGCACCTTGAGTGAATGTTAAGAACCATTGGTTCTGATGTCAAGAAATGCTTGAACTTGTCTATGGTTATGTGTTTGGTGATTCCGGAAAGGACCGGGTCATGAGCCCTGCGCCATTATTCAACCTTCCACCGCGCAATCCTTCCCGCCTCAACCTCATCCGCATACCCCGCCATCAGATCCTCGACTGCCTGAAACCTGGTCGCGATCCTGATCAACTCCTGCGCATCATCCTCGTGCCCAGCCTCGGATAGCTTCACGGCAGCCTGCATCAGATCAACGCCTGACCACTTGAGTAGGGCTGCAGCCTCTTTTAGGTCACGGTGCAGGTGCTGGCTGGGCTTGGTGAGGGGCATGGTCAGTTACCTCGTTTAGCTTTGCCAGTCAGGATCCACTGCACGAGCCGACCTGTTACTTTGTCATACAGCGCTGACAAGAAAAGCCCAATCAACACAAGGTAGCTACCGTAAAAGACGGCCGGATGCTGCTTGACGCGGTATTTATTCCAACTGATCACATCTATCCACCGCTCCAAGAAGCGGTCCGCACTCAGGTAGCGCCCGCTCATATCGTAAAGACCGAGTGATAGGATAATCAGCCCGATGAGCAATAGAACAATTCCTATGCGCTTTGTGACGGTATTTGTGAGCTTTTCCACGCTAGCCTCCTGCCGGCTCACCATGCCGCGTTTGGCACGGTAGGTTTTTGATCCATAAAAATGCTGCAGCACCTAAAAGCCAAGGTTACAGAATACTATGCCTGGAATAGTCGCGCTGGTTACGCACCTCTGCAAACGCTAGCGCTAGAGGAGCGAACTTATGGCTGGTCATTTGGAATCGATGTTTATCAGTTATCAGGACCTTGTAGAGCTTACTGCTAGTAAGCATTCAGCTATCCAGGCTCGATGGCTACGCGCAAATGGGTTCCCATTCATCCTAGGTGGTGACGGCGCGCCCAAAGTCGTTCGGCAAACACTTCTGGACAAGCTTGGCCTCGCCGGCCCTGATACCAAACCACCTCTAGAGCCTAATCTCAGCCTGGTCGAGATAACAGACAACTGGGACAAGGTTACAGAGAGCCTGATGGCTGAGCTATTGGGGCTGACACGGCGCGCCCTCGAAGGAAGACGTTCTACCGGAGCAATACCCGCGGATATCTGGAGAAAGGTTGATGGGCGAGTAATGTACAGCATGAAGCGTTATGAGGCTTTTCTTGAAGGGCACTGGCCGGAATTTGTCGAGACCGTGAATATCCCGAGTAAGAAGCCAAATCACAGAAAGCGAGCCTTTCAACGAAAGGGAAAACCTATTTACCAATTGGTCTGATCTACGCCATACAGAAGGACATATCGAAGTCCAGTTCAGAATCGTGATCACCGACGCCGGTGACCAAGGACTGATCGTGCGTGCTAGACCTACGTTCGGGAAGTGAGTCTCTCACCTAGATTCGCGTTCGTGAAGATTAGCATGACCTCAATTCGCGTAGGAAAAACGGAATGTGGAGCTGCTGGCCGAGCGCCGGCAGCAAATGCATGCCAGTAGGCGAAAGCATTATTTTCAAGAATGATGACCACATGATATCAAGAGGCTTCATTCTAGGAGATCAAACATGGCCGTTCGGTTTTTTACCAAGTCCCCAGCAGCATTACTCAAAGCATTCGACGAGAAGATTGACCAAAAAGAGCGTGAAGGCTCCATCACCACGTGGGAGAGAAACCACCAAGGGTTCTATACGCACAAGTCTCGCTGGGGCAAGAAGGCATATTTCAAAGCCAACCCTAATTTCGACGAAAAGCTCGTTTTCAACGTTGTCCCTCCTGTGGGTGAGGTGGTGGATCCTGAGGTTTACTCTTTCTATCACGGCCACTTGATCGAGACCTTTCTTAATCATTTCTCCGAAAAATTCACTGTTGGCGCAGCAACCGCAAAACCCACTGATCAAGATAATCTGAAGTCTAAGACGGCCTGACCTTCATCAATGGTACAGCTGACTTGCCGTCTGAAACTCTCGGCGGCTTGTTGACTCAGCTCTGTCGAAAGAGAATCAAGGTAGTCTGCATGCTATTGCATCATCGTCCGGCGCTGGCGTGGATAAACCGCCTTGTGTAGACGCCGGAAACAACCGCCTATTTATGGCCCAGAATTGGTTCCATGGATGCATTTTTCTGGGATGCTGTGTTTGTCGGTCGGGGGAGGGGCAATGACGGATGGCTGCGCCACGCTTTTCTATTGCGGAAAGCACGATGCGCAATTCTAAAAAAGCTGTCTAAAACTACCTGCGCCCACCCTTGATTAATTGGCTGAAAATGGCGATATCTCGGCTTAGAGTTTTAGACTGAATATGGCTGGAATCCACCGTTTACGTGGCTTATGCACTGATGAAGCCCATACTGCTGCAGTGGAGGCACCCTTTGGTATTTTGTAGATTGCAGAGTGTCAGCTCTCCACATCACAGGGTAATGTCTTCTTTTATTTAAGGATGTTCAGCAGCATTGCGCCTACGGGTGCCAAGACTATGGCAGCAGTTTGGTATCCCGACGTTAAGTCGTTCACCTTGCCTAGGACATCAAAAAAACTCATTACAAAAGGATTTTTGTTAGTAAGTTCAGCCTTGATAGCCGACTGGTTTCGCAGCACACAGCCTGCCGCTTGCTCAAGCGCTGCTTCCAAGCCGACAGGTCCAGATATCCTGTAATCGAAAAGCGCAGATCTAAGTGATTGCAGCTGCCTGACAAATAGCCTTTTGAGCTCATCCGTAAGGTCCGAAGCCAGGCAGGACTCAATGAGCTCATCAATTTTTGCCAGCACGGAAACCACTTTATCTTGGGTCCCAGGAGCGGATTTCAAAAAGTGAGCATCTAGCAAATGCTCTATAAATTCGAGAGCGGTCATGGTCTGGTCATTTACCATTGCCCTAACTGAGTTCCATTGGGTGTGCATTGCCATTACTGAAAGAAGTTCGTCGACCTGATCGAATGGCTTGAAGAAAAACGCGGGACTGTCTTTGGTATACGCAAGCGTAGCGTCCCTAGCCTCAGAATTGAGCCTGAACATCATGCTGATGCCGCCGAAAATAGCCTGGGTATCGTTGGCGGAACAGTCAAATACGTTGGCCCAGAGGTGCATAATCTGGGTGTCGGGACGTGCATTATCCTTAAATTTGTTCAAGGCATCGCGCAATCGTCCGACTGGATTATTTTTTATTTCCAAACCTAT